CCATAAAGACCAAAGATGATCCTATTGCTAATCTACCATTTTGTATAGCCTTAGCATTAGCTAGCTGCTCTGGTGTAGATATACCATACTTAGTTGCAAGTTCTGATAAGTCATCGCCAATCTTAGTAAAGGCTATGTCATTAAATTCTTTGACAAGAAAGTTAAAACCGGGGGTGTACTTTGCTGTAAGTTTTAGACCGTTTACACCTGTACGAGCAAACAAGAAGAATGGTTTTACCCAAGGTGTAGCTTGGAATACAGAGTTTAGGTTTGCAGAAAATCCTTTAAGATCTTGTGTAAGTGTAACCTCTTGTTTAGCAAACTTTGTAGCATTATCTATAATATTACCATCAGCATCAAAAATGTCACTATAAAAATAATCTTCGTAATCTTTTATTAACTTAGGAGTTACTTCAGTAACATTTTTAACCTGTCCCTCGTCTATCTGTCTAAATGCAGAGTCAAGTGCCTTCTCTTTCATTCTAGCACGACCTAGTATATACCCAAAGGCATCATCGGTCGCAGCCATAATTTTAGTAGAGTAAGTTAGAAAGTTCTTGTCGTTCATAGTTCTAGCCATATTTGCTAGGCGAAACGCAGCCTTATCACCAGCTGTTGCACGACCACTATCTTCTGCCCATCTACGTATAATTTCCCAGTTATCATCACCTCTAGTATACTCTGAAAAACGAGTTGATACTGTTGATAACTCACCTGACCAGTATGAATCTAGTTTACTTCTAAACAACGCAAAAGATTCTGGTATAGCTTCAGCCATAGCATTTAAAGATGCTAGGCCACGACGTAGTGTACGTGTGTCACCAGTAAAAGGTAAAGCTAATGTAGCTCCTATAACCTGTGCCATAGGACGTAAGAATGTTGCAGTGGCTGTACCCATGATTGCTCGAATTGGTGTTTTAGGGCCAGATAAAATACTGTGTACCATCACACCTTGTAGTTCTCTGACTACCGCACCGACCTGTGGCTTACCTTCTATCTCTCCACCTTTTATCATTTTACGTGCAAACGCATCGAAATCATCTAAGCTATTTACAGTTTTCATTGATGAAAATGCTTCAAACAATGCCATAAGCAAGTTTGTATCGTTTGATTTGTCAGCAATGTTTAGAATACTTTGTATAGACTCACGAGTGTCTACCATTTCTTGAGTAAGAGTCTTTTCAAGATATGCTCGTTTACCAGCACCTAGTTGTTTAAAGTTTTGTGATTTAATAATACGAGCACGTTTAGCTTCTGTCAAAGCCATAAACATAGTATCTCGTATTTTACTTAGCGGGCCGTCGACATCTGCTATATTTACAAAGTCTTTTAGCTCTCTACCAGCAATACCTAAGTCACGAACTTGTTGTAAAAGTGTGCCTACAACCATGTCTGTTACAACAACATACTTACTTGTTATTGTTTCAACACTATCTATAAGATTGCCGTCTATATCTGTAATAGAATAAGCGTCAGTATTTTGTAGTATTTCTTCTAGATACTCTTTAGGTGACATTTCAGCTGCATTTCTACCCTGTGTTATGCGTTGATGTGCAGCGATAGCATCACCAAATGTCTCTACAAGTGTTTGCCTAGACTTCTTTGCTGACTCTATTAACTCTTTATATTTATTATTACTATATAATTTACGTAATACGTCATCAACAACCTTTTCGCTAAGTCCAGATTCTCTAGCTCCACGCTCTAGTTGTACAGGTGTTATTACGTTACCGGCTGCACCATCTCTAGAACCCCAGTCTTTATTGATTCTTTGCTGGTTTTCCCAGACAATAAATGGGTCATCTTGAGATAATACTGCTCCCTGATGTGGAGCTGCAATAGGTCTGTTTTTAGCAGCACGAAACTCACTTTCGCCTTCTCGTAGTTCTTGTAAACCTTTTGCAAGTGTTGAGTCTTCTATGTTCTTATTTCTAGCTTTCGCTTCTTCTATCTTTACATCTACACCTTTCTTAGCTTTACCTAATGCCATGCCTACACCGTCAAAAAGTAGACCTATACCCATACCCTCTACGATGTTTTTTAGTTTCATCATCATAGGATGGTCGTCTTCTCTTGTGCTTATAGGTGTATCCATCCAGCCATAGTGATCTCGTAAAGATCCTAAAGCGTTCATTTCATCAGATTCTTGTGATACTAAGTCTGATACAGCACCAAACCCAGCGGCACGTACTAGACTATTAGCCTTGAGTAAGCCACTAGCACCACCAGCTAGTAAAGGTATACCAGAAGCTGCTAAACCTTTTGCAGCTAGTACAGTACCAGCAGTCAAAGTACCAAAATGTACAGCACCTCTTAGTAGTTTACCCCACCATGTTTTGGTAACAATAGGGTTGGAGTATGATTGCATAGGATCCCAGTCTGGGGTATATCTACCCTTTTCTTCACGTTCCTTCTGCATTTCTCCAGAAAGTGCATCAACTGTTCTTTCACCAAATGTGGCTACAGAAGATACAGTATCTTGTATACCTCCAGTAAGAATTGATTGCCCTTCTTTTATGAGACCTTTCATGCCCCAGTTTTCAGCATTTCTAGGATCAGCTATCTCCTCAGCTGCTTGCTCATTTTCTTGAGCTATAGCTTTTTCTTGTGCTTCTCTTTGCTCTGCCTGACGCTGGTCTTCATCTGCGGACTTCATGCCTTCTTCAAAGGACAATGATTCCTGTTCGTTTATTTCGTATTCATTCATTAGTCATCATCCGTGTCTATGGCACTTATATATTTAATTAGGCCAGTTGGCATCACATTTGGACTGTTAAATCCTGTAAACTGTGAATCTTTAAAAATTTCTTCATTAACTTCAAAGGTATCAAAATCTAACTTTAGTAAGCTAGTATGTTCACCTTCGGTGCTATTATATAAATTTAGTATTGAAGCTCTTTCTTTAATTAAATGGTGCATCATATAGTCTTGAACTTTAGGTGTCATTACTAAATCTTTTGGTAGATTTAAAGTTTTACGTAAATGAGTAAAGTCTTTATATGACAGCTGATATTTACCTAGTTTTACTTCACGATCTACAAATCTACCAGTTCTGTTGTACTGAACAGGAAGTGTATTAAATAAAGGCATACCTTCATAGTCAGTTCCTATGTAAGAACTCTTACCACTATAGACAGCATCTACTTCGTCTATAGTCATTTCAGAAAACTTTTTAGCTATTGGTTTACCACGTTTAAAAAAGTTTCCTCCTTCTGTACCAGTAATAATACTAGGTAATTGAAGGCCATCAATAGTTGTGATATCATCATAGTCACCTTTTGCATATATATCATCAAAGCCTTTAGCATCACCAAAATTAGATTCATTGATAAGAGCTTGAGCTGTTGATGAAGGGGTATTTTCATAAAGTAAATTCTGTGAAAATATATTTAAACTTTTTTCTGGTATGTCACTTTCGTACTGAACAATTTTACCATCAGCATTATTGTTTAGACCCAAGGCAGTCATTCTTTCACGCATAACTTCAAAAGCGTTTTTGTTTTTAAAAAACTTAGATAATCCTACGTAGTATGCAGGTATTTCACCTGTTACTTCAAAGTTCATAGCTGCTTGGCTAGCTGCATCTTCTCCGGGGAGGTATTGATCGGAGTTCATAAGAGCGTTAATATCGCCGTTAGAAAACATCCTACCTACTTTTTTTATACCATCTGTGCTAGTTTTAGCTGGGTCATCGTCAAACTGTTTAGTTGCATTAAAGTATGTTACTCTACCACTACCGTCATCTGGTTTGCCTTTTGCAAATACTTCTCTAACTTCATTTAGAGCATACTCGTGTGCTTCATCTTTGCTTTCTTTTCTTTTTATAGCTTCTTGAAACTTTCGAGTATACAACTTATTAGCATTTGTTTCAGCGTCATCATAGCCTACTTTAGTATTCATACCTTGCACAGAAAATGCGTCCCTTAATAACTCTTTAATCTGGTTATCTTTTGAGCCTTTCTGTTCTTTAGTTGGAACACCTTTAGCAAGTAAGTCATCAACCTTTTTTTTAGTATTTTCTCTGATATCTTTCTTTTGTATCTGTGAGATTAAAACATATAAATCTGATCCGTCAGTTACACCATCTTCTGCATCTCTAAGTATACTATCTCGTAAATCATAATCACTACGGTCAGACGATATACGTAAGTTTTTTAACTCAGTAAATATAGGATCAGTGATGGCTGTACCTGTTTCACCAGAGATAGTTTCTATTTGTTGATCTATCCAGTCTGGTGTAATATATTCTCCATCTTCAGACATCTTTTTCATGTCTGTTTTAACACCCTCGATTGCATCAAAAGTAGCAGAAACTTTTTCAGCTTGCTTACCTTTTATGTAATCAGTTTTCATCTTACGCTCAGTAGCTAGCAACTGCTTAACTAAAGTTCTAGAACCAGTTGTATTCATAGTTTCTAAAGTTACTGTTCCACCGCCGTTTAGTTTGAACGGTGTGTTACGTAAAGTATTCAGATCTTTATGATCTAACATATTGTTTTTAGCACCTAGTTCAACAAGTTTACCTAGCTCTCTAAAAGCATGATCCATATTCTTTTTACCAGTACCATCGCTGTATGCTAGCTTGGTTAGAAATCCAGAATTTTTAATCTTAGGATCACCAAAGAAAAACTCACTAATAACTTCTTGATTTCCTGAGTTTAGTACAGCTTCAATCTGTTCTACTTTTATTGTTTGAGTTTCAGCTATCTTTTCTTCTAGTAATCTAGAGGACAAAGTATTAGCAATAGCTCTATGACGATTGTCTGTATTCTTATAGAACTGACGTAAGGTTTTACCTTTTAACTTTTGACGTACACCTAAAGTAGTAAATAAACTCTTTGCCCACCAGTCTGCCATTTTTTGTGCAAGTGCTGGGTTAGTTTTATATACATCAATAAATGTTTTACCATCTGCACCTTCAAAGACACCAGCTGGAAACTCTGTTGTATATAGCTTGGGTAAAACGTTATCTACTATATTCTGTGCTTCGTACTGACTTTTAACTTGGAACTGATCGTAGCTTGGTGTATTTTGTAAGGTAAGATCTTCTATAGCTCTTTCATTATTTTCTGTGCTTGCTGTTTGTACGGCTGCACTTGTAGATTGAGAAGTTACAATCTCACCTTGTATATCACTATTTGTAGCTTCTTGCTTTATTTCTAAAGCTTTAGTCTCTTCTTGTGCAGGCTTTACAGCTGTTGTCTGGCCAAAGGTAGGATCTAGTACTTTTGCTACAGCTTGCTTACCTGTAGTATCTGTTTGATCCCCCTCTTCGCTTCGTTTAGATTTATCGTATTCTCTGTTAGCGTTAAACTCATCTAGCTGCTGTTTAAATGCACCAGCTTGTTTTACTAACTCACCAAACTTTTGTGCATTTCTATTACGAGTGTCTGCTAAAGCTATAGCATCTTTTTTAGCTCTTTCAAAGTGCTCTGCATAGACCTTGTCCATAGTTTCAATGTTTGCATTAGTAGCATCTGCAAACTGATTTTTCATTTCTATGAAGTTGGTGTCAGAGGTATCCATATAGTTCTGCTGCATTATGCTACCTCTCTAAACTCTACGTCTAATAAGTCATAGTTGATGCCATAATAACCAGTATTTAGTTTGACAACGGCTTCTGGTTTTTTAGCTAATATTTCTTGAGCCATAACTCCTATATATTCTTTAGTTGAGTCATGATATCTAAATTTATAAATACCATACCCTTTAACTGATGTACCTATTTTTTTAATATTATCTTTTAATCTAACATCGCTACCGGGAAAAAATGACATTACACCACTAGCAATATTCATACCCATACTAAGACTGTTCATAAACTGACCAGCTCTATCTTTTGGAGGTAGCATAGTTGGAGGGCCGAACTGTGGGCCAAAGCCTAAAGCTTTTTTGTTCTGTGCTAACATCGCTTGGGTTCTTCGATCTAAACCAGTTTCAAACATGGCTTCGCCTTTTGTTGACATCTGGTACATCTGTCTATCTACTTTAGCTACTCCTTGCAACCACTTGGCACGAGAGCTTTTTCCAGCTCTATTTGATCTCCCACCTTCATCTACAAAAGATTTGGAGAACATTTGTTTTGCTAAATTTTCTTTTTGTAATAGACCTTCGCCTTGTTTATCTAAAACAAAAGTTTGAAAGTCTGATCTGGAACGGGAAGCACCAAGTCCAAGAATCTTGGAAAAGTTATCTTTAAAATCAGTTTCTTTGTTCCATTGCTTAATGGAGTCAGAATAGAATTTTTGATGTCTTTTCTTGTTCTCTTCTCTTGCTGCTTGTCTTCTTCCTTCGTTAGGATCTGGGGCTAAACACACGGCAAAATTCAATAAAATGTATGTTGTTTGGGCCATGTTCAAACTTACGTAAAAACTTGAACCCTAAAAATTTAAGTAGTTTTAAGTGTACAGTATTTCTGCTATCTACAATATTCCATAATAACTTTTCTGTTCGACCATCAATGTAGCGTTTTGCTTCTCTTGCAAAAGTTATGGGATATTCATGAATAGCTGGGGTACACAACATCCAGACCTCTCCTTGTGGCCCTACTCCGGCCATGCCAGCAGTCTTGCCGTTAGGCACTGTGAAATACACGTAGGATGGATTCTGAGCGATCATAGAGGGAAGGGTAGACGCTTCTACCCCGTGACCCTCTTCGACCTCTCTGCGGTCATCTGGACGTAAATTAGAGGCTATTTCAGTCGCAGCCTCAAGCGTAATCGGGTGAATGTATTTAGACACGTTTATAAAATCTAGGTGAAAAATCACCCTCCCAAGACATAGCACGTAGCGTAGCTGGGGCTGGGTGTGTTGATTTAAGTGTTATATCTACGTTGGTATTCTTTTCGTAGACTGGGATAGTTTTAATAAACTCTTCGAGATATGGAGCATCAGAGACTTGGTATTCGTCAAGCTGTGTTGACTCGTATACCTCTGTGTAGTTAGATTTTCCAACTCGTTCAAGTGTTGTTTCATAAAGACCTATCTTACCAAAGTGAAGTTTTAATCTGTGTAGTACCAACGATGAGTTTACATCTGAAGAAACATTCTGACCTGATTGTCTAGTGACATACAAGGTTGGAAACTTTACTTCATAATCATATATGTAACCTACGTGGTATGTGTCTGTCCACTTTCCCGGTACTGTAAGAGTTGTACCATTGATAGTGGGTTTAGCATATCTACCTACACGTACAGAGTTAGTATTGCTATCTACTATAGCTAGTGTATAGTTTGGTGATGTTATTGAAGATAACCAGCTAACGCCAGTAAAGGTAGTTATATTCGTAGTTGAGTTAAAGCTACCGCTGCCAAGAGTAGTATGATTATCCACATGTAATAAGAAGTCGACATTATCTTGTACTATTGCGGGATCTGATTCTGTTTGAACTAATCTTAAACTTTGTAAAAAATTATCTGAGTCTAAGAAATAGTATTCGTCATTTACTATAAAATGGTATCGTAATGGATTGTTAAATTTCCATTGAAACCACGCAGATTGTTGACGTTTATCTGCTACGTTTAGATATCTAAAACCTTGTACGGTATCTGACCCATCTTTACCAAAAAGAACCATACCATTCTCTCTAGAGTTAGTAAGTAAATTCAAACTTTTAGGTAATAGAGTAGGTATAACTTTACTTGCTTCAACCACATTAGGCTCACCCTCTCTACTTACGTTAGCCATTTCACTAAAACGACTAAACTTACCTGAGTTATCTACAAATCCTATGGTAGTTCCGAGTGATATAGGTGCGATGTCTTTATTATAATTAAAAGTAGATATGCTTCTAAGTTTAGCTGTATCAGGGTTTAATATTGTATCGTCAGATGATAATAAAAACTGTTGGTTTGTACTAAATACTACAAGACCTGTATTGATATCTAGGCCATCAAATAGTTCAGATGGAAACGTAGACGAACAAGCTATATCTATAGGGTCGTTAGCACTAACTGTAAGAGCTGTTTCTGAAAAGAAATCAGGTGTGCCAAGTGTTCCGGGTTTACATAGTATAACGTTTTCACCAGCTAAAAATGCTAGCCTATTTCTAAAGAATAGTACTTTATTTATTCGTTTACCTACAAACGATGGCATAGGGTTTGTGTTTTCATCACCCACCTCTCTGTTTGCATATGTAAACTGTTTGATAGTAAATGTAGCTATTTCAGAAGATGTACCACCATTAGCCAGTGCTGTTCTTTGTATAACTAAGGGCATATTAGTTAAGGTGTTAGTTATACCCGGCTTTGCACATTCTACAAAAGCTCCAGTACCATCTCTACCATTTTGACCTTCAAATTTTAAGAAGTAGTCATCTTCATCAGACACACGGGCGTTAGCTATTTTTACTATATAACCATTTTTACATTGTTTAGGTAATAATGTAACATCATTTACCTGAGTCTGCATAGATCGCATTAGATCATCTTCAACAATCTCTACGTTAAAGCTGCTACTGCTAGAAAGGTAAATACCATTACCTATAATAGTAGAGTTAATACCTGTTCCTGATAACTCAGCTACTATACCACCTAGCACTTCATCAGCTGTAACGGCTGTATCAGCATCGAATGGTGTAGGCTCAGGACGTACAGCTTTAATATTAGCTTTGATTGGAATAGCTATATGCTCTTCAACTTTTATAGTATATGTAGCTGATGACTCTCCTTTAGTAGAATTACCACCACTTACACTACCAGTTATTGTTCTACCTTTAGCTTGATCCATCGTTACGACGACCTGATCGCCTGTAACCCAGCCTTCGCCACCATGTAATAGTGTAATATTTCTATTGTATGCACAGGCAAAGTCATCAGCACTATCTCCGTCACCACCTATACTACCCTGTTGACCTAAGATATTCAGTTTAAATATAAGATTATTCTTACCAGATGTGACATTACTACCACTAGAGTTTTGTACTGAAACAATATTAGTACCACTATAACTACTAGCAGCACTTACTGCAAAAGTTTGAACACCGATACCACGACATTGACCAGTACCAGCACTTTCATCTAGTGTATCGCTGGTAATCCTAACTCTAGTAGCTCTATTTATGGTAGTAGTATTACTATTATTGTAAAGATTTAATCCATACTGCCTACCGTTTTCAGTACGTGTGATCTCTATAAATGCAAAGTGTGCATCAGGATTAGACTGGGTAGTACCAGTCTCTCCTATTAAAGTATGAGAATTAGTAGCATCACGACTTGAAACGAATGTAGTATCATTGATAGTAAGGAACTGTATGTTTTCACTGTTGCTTGTTGCTAAATAGTTTTGTATTGCTGTTTGTCCACCTGTTCCGTAGACGATGTTTTGAGCTGCACCAGCATTATCGCCGTCAGCTTTCCACATCCTAAGCTGGCCATCAGCTGCTACCTGTCCTATATAAGTACCCTCTTCGTCATCTCTATGATAATGAAACCACGAACCACCACTTTGTACATTAGCTAGTGGTGTAGTGCCGACTCTTGCTGCACCCGGTCTTTTATATAGTCCACGTGTGATGTCAGGTATAGCGTTTACAACGTTTTCTACTTGACCGGGAAATTTTAGCTGGTCTGGCTGTTCTGATATGCCACCAGTAAAGCTAGGAATGGTTTGTGTTATGCTTGCCATTATCTCCTTAGATTTTTAAATGGTTGATAAGTTTGGTATGTAGTGTCATCTTCAAATCCTAACATGCTGTGATCTGCTTGATTACATTCATACTCCATAAGTGCTGCTCGTGCCAAAGATTCTTGAGCTTGTAGCAGTTGGGCTAGATTTGGGTTAGCAACTAATTGTGTTGCTGCTTGTCTTGATGCTCTGTATGTAATATATCTTCTGAAAGGTGTAGGTAGATCTTCAAAATTATATAGACGTACGATGTCTAGATCTAGGTCGGATGTGAATACATCTGTATGATCTATCTTGTCATACAAAAATCCATTGCGACGTACGAGATCCATAGTACGCTTATTGTAGTTATCATGTAAATCCATAGAAACTATATCATTACCAATAGCTATTCTGCCATTAGCATCTATTGCAAACTTTACATGCTTTTCTGTATTGAAGTGCCAGCCTTCTGACTGTGTATCTACGTTTGCATCACGTAGTAAATTAAATATAAAAGCCACCTCTGGGTTGTCAAAATTAAGAGTTGTTAGAGGTGCTTGTCCGATAGCCCCCAGTATTGAGTTAACTGCGGATAGTTCGGTATCGAGGTCAATAGTTGTGGATGCCATAAGAAAAAAAAGGGGGGGAGGGTATACCTCCAAGCCCCATATAAAAATAAAAATTAACCAAATGCTGTTGGTGCAGTTCCTGTTCCAGCGAACAGTTCTACAGCAGCAGCTGGGTTTAAGAAGTCTGCTCCCATAGCAAGTCTTCCGAGGATTACATCACCTTGGT